AACTGCAATGTCCCAATGACAATGAAGTAGTGAAAGATCTGATATTTGTATTCGTTCGGAATCTTGTTCTGTCGAATGTACTCAATGTGCTTCTTCGATGAAGGACATTTGATCTCAACAGCACCAACAGCGATGTTGTCTCTGAAGATCAATGCGTCTGGTGATATTGCGAGCCAATCGTATTTGTCGTGAATACAAAAACCAATTTCTTGTGCGCTGTTCTTCGTGCGTTCATTGTATGACTTCAATGCTTCTGGCTCAAACAAGACACCATGCTCCATAGCTTTTGACGTGAATGACTCTTCAACTGATTGCGTCATGCGTTCAGCGATCATCTCATCAACGAGTGTGAGATTGTTTGATTTGAAGACGTTCGATGCGCGTGAGCCGGTGATGACACCGAGTCGTGCTTTGAACCATTCTTCAGATCGTTGTTGTAGATCAAGTATTTTCATTTCTCTTTCGTGTTAAATGTTATTTCATTATTGCCAAAACCATTTTCTCATTTCTCTTTGGTGTTAAAGGTTATATGTCTCTGCATACAAATTGATGAAATTTCTCATCTTTATATGCTTAAACACTCGTTAATGATGCAAACAATCATCTTTTCGTTTGTTTATTAAAACATCGAAATCTGATTCTGAGCGACTTCTTTGTATGCATCAGCATTGAATGTGATCACGTCTGTTGAGTCGTTGCTTTTGAGACCGATGTATTTGAATGAGTACGATGCTCTCTCAATGATCTTTCTGCCAGAAGTGTCTTTCAAAGGCACTCTTTTATGACCAGCAGTTGTGACCCAGTTCTGATCTTTTTCAAGTGCGATACCAAGTGCTGGATTCATTGTTCTGATATACATCTGATGATCTTCTTTGTAATACAATGCGCTGATGTAGTTGACGATTTGTTTGCCGAGACCGAGACCTTGAAAATCTGGAAGAACTACAACTCGAGAGATGCGTCGTGTCTTCGCATCTCCAACACCCGGGAAAGGAAGTATCGCAAGAAAAGCGATCGGTTTATCGTTCCACAACAAGACGTAACACTGAGCAGATGCATTCAGATCTTCGCTCAAATAGTGATGCTGTTTGAATAGATTCCAAGTTTCATATCTACATCGAAATATCTGAAGTTCGATCGTTGGTCTTTGCCTTCGCAGTGACGCTCTCTCGAGACGCCCTTTGAGTGGTGAGTATGTCCAGTCTGGTGAGAGCCAATCCATGATATCAAAGTGACACGATGCAAGAATGATTCTCTTGTTGTGTCGTCTGATGTATTTCTGCAATGCGTTGCTCATTGCTTTTGCAACATCACGATCAACAACTGACGTGAACTCATCAATCAAGATGACATCATTTTCAGACGCTTTACCGACTTTATATGCGAGAGATGCGCGGTATTGTTCTCCATTCGACAAAAGTGCGTAAGGACGCAACCAAGTAGGTACAGAAGCAAGTCCCATTGCACTGAGCAAGAACGTTGCTTCTTCTGGTGATAACCAATCAAAGTTGCTGATCAAAGACTTCTCATCATCGAATGATGCTTGAGATAGATCACCGAACTCTTTCAAGAGTGTTGTTTTGCCAGTGCCAGAACCTCCGTAGATGACACCGATGTTCCAGTCGAATGTTCTGCACTCATTGAAGTTGATCGGTATTCTCACAGATGTCTCTTCTTGATTTTGAATATCGAATGCTTCATACACATATGCAGTGTACTCGTCATTCACAATCTTGTTTTTTCTTTCAATGTATTTCATGATTCAATGATTTTGTTCAGTCTCTCTCGATACCATTCTTTCTCAAGTCTTTGTTCATTTGATCTACTAATGAGCGAGGGAACTTCTCTCTCGTCATTTGTAGTGCTTCAGATGCGTCGACATTGCTGTCAACGAGCGCGATGAAGTAGTTCCATTCTTTTGAATCTCGCAAAATCATGATCAGTACAAATCTGGAAACACTCTTCTGTGAAACTTCGTGAACAAATAGTCGCCGTCAGATTTAAGTTCACTGACGAGATTCATGATCTCAGCGCGTTGTTCTGAGCCTCTTTTGTAGACTCTTGAATCTTCTGTGCGTTGATAGTGCCAATCGTGTGACTCAAGCAGTTGATTGAGTCTCTGTTTCTTTTCTGTTGTTGTCATTGTTCTTGATTTTAAAATTTAAGCCATCTTCTTCTTCTCTCGTACTTTCTGATCAGCATTGAGTTGTTGATCAGAACTCTTGTTGTTGCATCTGTCCATTCAGATGAAGATGCTGAGATCATCATGTTGAGCGATTCCCAGCGCAGTTCATTGATGTACATGTTGACGTACATTCTGTGCTTTCTTTTACGAAAATAATTCTTCAGTGCTTTCATCTATTATGTAGAGTTTGCGATCAACTATGAACTGACAGATATAGTTGTCTGATTGTTGTTTCTTGACCCATGCTGTGACATCATTCTCATGAAGCATCAGCGAGATCTTGAATGCGTCATGCTGTTTCATTGAGTTTCGTTCTTAATTGAGTGAACGCAATCTTGAACTTTGCGAGATCTTTCGCTTTCTTCTCGAGCGACTTGTTGTCTTTCTCAAGTGCATTGAGCATCTCACGCAAGTCGTCAACGATGATCTTGTGACGCTCGAGTTCTTCACGAACGTTCATGATCGCATTGTACTGATCGAACTTCTTTTCTTTGATCAGATTGTTGACGAAATCATAAACAGCGCAATACAAATCGAAATGTTTCAAGCGAAGATCTGCATTCACATTGTACTTGTGTTCATGCTGTCGTGATGCGTAGATGATTGTCGAGTGATCCATGTCAAAGCATTCAGCGATCTGTGTTGTTGATCCCATTACGCGCATTGCAACGAAGACTGCTTGTCGAGCATCGACGATCTCTCTGCGTCTTGTGCGCAGAGAGATGTCAAGACCAAAGTTTTCTTGCACAGCGGCAATGATGACTTTTGATTCATACTTCATGATCAGAACGGTAAATCGTCGTCTTCAACATTGCTGTCGAACGCTTGAGATGCTGTCGATGTTGGTGTTGTTGATTTCTGAATCAACTCATCTGCTGATACATCTGGAACATTTGCCCAGAATGCAGAGTCGTCAATGTGATCAGCATCGTTGAGTTCAAGAACGAGAACTTTGTTGACGTATGATGCGAGACCCTTCTTACCGGCAAGTTCCCAAGTTTTCATCAAGATCTGACAGCGCAGTTTGCTACCATTGCCGATGAGATCGTTGAAGATCTGCTTGTTCAAATCATACACTTTCGGCGTATTCTTTGACTTCAAGCGAATTGTTGGCTCTTCATACTTCAGAGAACCATCTTGACGTTTGATGTTTACATGATCAAGAATCTTCATTGCTTGAAGTTCTTTCTTTGAAGCATCGTCGAGTGTCAACTCAACTTGGTACTTCTCTGATAATTTGTTGACGCCGCTTCGCTCTGTGAGTTGCGCCCAGTTAGCAGTGCCGCTGACGATCATTGACACTCCTTTTGAAAAATCAATTTTGCTCATTTTTAGATTTGTTTGATTTCTGCTGTCGTCAAAAAAACTCGTGACGACTTCGAGTTGTTATTTGAATATATACTCGATCACTTCGTACAGCACAATCATTGCTGTGATCGCGAGAGTTGAGATCACTGAACATACTATGTAGTAGAACGCGTTCTCTTCTGTTGAGTATTGTCTTTTCATTTTGTTGTTGTTTAGAAGAGCGCAACTCTCGTTGCGCTCTGTGTTGTTGTTATACTTGAAAGAGTTGTGCTTGTGATTGCATTCTCTTGATCTGCGCTGTGATTTTTGAGTATGATCCGAAACAGCGTAGTGACATCAAGACAAGATCATTGTAAAACTTGCCGTCAAGAAAGCCGTACATTGCGTTGATGAACTCATCTTCACAATACTTGATATTGTTTTTCTTGTCTGTGATTCTGATTCTCTGAATCTCTCTGATCAAAAGAATGATGCTCATTTTCTCGTTTGCTGTGATCGTTTCGTTGTTGAAGTAAATAGTTTTCATGTCGTTGTTGTTTTGTTGTTGTTGTTATTACTGATGTAAATATACGTCAAGTTTTCATATAAACAAGCACTCACAAGAAAAAATTTCTCGTTTATTTGAAATTGAGTATAAATGCTCAGAATCTTCGTATCTCTTGTTCAAGCAGATGTCTGTGTGTGCGTGTGTGTATTCACACACAAACACACAAACAGATGCAAAGAGATACAGAAAAACAACAAAAGTTTTTTTTTCTCCTCTATATATATAAGGAGGGAAAAAAACAATTCACAAGCATTGTTGATAACGATGAGACAAAAAAAGAGCGTGATCAACTTAATGATCACGCTCAACAACAACAACAACACGTCAGAGAAACGTGCTGACTTTTAATGCTTGAACACACTTGAGAGTCGATTCAGAAGAAAGACAACTACAAAGAGCGCAATCAACGAAAAGATCATCAATCTGATTTCATCAAAGATACTTCTCTTTTCTTGCTTGATGTAGCGAACGACTTCAACTTCTTTCTCGATCTTGATCGTGTCAGAAAGACAAGTCGCTTCAATTCTGATCGTGTCATGTATCTTCTGAACTCTGATTCTGACGTTCTCAGAGACGATCTCACGCACTATCGTATCAGAAACAACTATTGTATCAGCAAGAACTTTCTCTTGCGTCACAATCGTTGTGTCGAACTTCACGATCGTATCAGTTGCAATCGAAGCATCTTTCTTCACTGCTTTGTTCAAGTGATATTGAGCAGAGCATGAAGAGAGAAAGATCAAGATCCACAAGAATCGCATTCTTCTGGGTTTTCAATGTTGCAAGAAGGCTGTTCAGCTTTCTCAAGTTCTTCAATGAAATCGTTGAAGCTATCTTCGAAGTCGTGTGTGATCGTCATATGTTTATTTCTGTTTTGGATCTTTTGAGAAGAGAAGTGCAAATGCTACACCGATGAATGCACTGAATTCTGTGAGTGTTGCTTTATCAAATGCAACGAGAGTGATGCCAGTTGTGAATACGATCAGACCAGCGATCGTTGTTTTTTTGTTTGACGTGATTCTTTCAATCATTTTTTTTTATATATTTGAATCGGTTTGGTTTACCACGATGACGATGAACTGCTCTATTTCTCTGTCGTCATTCTATTAGGTTTGGTAAGAGCGCAACGAGAGTTGCGCTCTTTTCTTTTATCTACGCTTCAGAATGTCAACTTCACGATGCAAGTATCTGTTCTCTGTTTCAAGTTCTGCAACTTTCTGAGTCAGTTCAAGAATCTTTTTGTTTGCTTCTTCAAGAGCAAGAGACATCTTTTCAACGCGATCTTTCAAGTCTTCTCTGTATTGTATTCCATCGTTCTGTTGCATCTCTTCTCTTCGTTGTTCAGACTTGATCTTGAGTCGTGATTCAAAGAATTTCCACAGACCAGCAGACCCTGCGATCGCTGTGATTGTTATCAAAAATTGTTCTATGTTGTTCATGATCTGTGCAAATCTTCAGTTTTTAATCTTTTCAACGATGAGAACGCTGAGAATGAGAGTACACACCAGCCCCAATGAGATGGAGTTGGAAGACCTATCGTGAAGACATACATCATCAGTGTAGTGATAAAGAAAGAGAACGTCAAGAACGACGCTCTGATTCTACACTTCAGATCAGCACTCGCGATGCAGTAAAGCTGAAATATTGAAGAGACGATCAAAGCGAATTGATAGAACAGAAGAGGCCCTAATTCAATGAATGTTGCAATCGGAGCCAAGATCAAATTCACAAGCGCAAGAGTGATCTCTGTCGGCTGTGAGTCTGAATATCTGAACACATCAATCAAGTGCTTGATCTTACGCGTCGCTTCTTTCTTTAGATTTTGAATCGACATCTGTCTTCTTTGTTTTCTTCATTGTACGAACAGCGAACTCTTTTTGAACATCAAACGATGGACATGCTTTTGCACTGAACTCGTTGTGACCGTGCAGAGATGCTTCTGAATACTCGATCAGTAGTTCAGCGATCAACTTGTTCAACGATTCTTTTTGAGCGTCTGTGCGTGTGTCCTTTGGCTTCTTATTCTTATCTATACCACCGACGTAGCAGATGCCGATCGAGTGTGCGTTCTCGCCTTTTGTGTGCGCACCTATTCTGTGTAGTGGACGACCTTGATGAATTGATCCATCGAGTTCAATGACGAAGTGATATCCGATGTCTGACCAACCGCGACCTTTTACATGCCATGATCTGATCGTCTCTGTTTTTACATCACGCCCTTCTGGTGTTGCAGAGCAGTGAATGATGATCTTGTCTATTTTACGCGCCATGATGAACCATTTTTTAAAGTTGAGCATCTGCATTGTCCGCTATCAATTGACGCGCTTCAGTTGCGTTCATCAGCGTGTATGAAGGTGCAGTAAGTCCAGAGCCTAAAGCGATCAATGCGCTGATCTCTGAATCTTTCCATGACAACTCAAGTTCATAGATGATGAAGTCAGAGTCAGATACGCTGATCTGAACTGGCGCACCAAATTGCGCTTTGTACTTTTCGCCGTATTGCGACCACGTTGGATGAATGGTTGTAGTTGTTTCCACTTCACCTTCTTCATTGTAGGTGTATTCGTTCCAATCGTATCGTGTGATGTTTGACGGCAATGCATTGTCATTGTCCGCCGCTGGAATTGAGATGTAAACGTTTCCGCGCATAATTATAATAATTTTAATTTGTATTTGTTTTTTAATCTTCCGTAAAGCATTGATGAAATGGTTGAACGACTTATACCGAGATATTCGGAACATTCACCAATTGAATTAAAATCAAGTTTAAACAAGCCGCAATGAATTGGTTTCTTTTGCGATTCAGACATTTTCATTCTTGATTCAATGGATGGTTTACGTCCCTTTAAAGATGCTCTAATTTTCTCGCGATGTTCTTTCGTTCGAATAGCACCTTTGTTTTTCCCCTTCAATGCTCTTGATTGTTTTTCCCTTGTTTCTTTTGAATGCTTGTATCCTTTCGGTTGTCCAATTGCTGAATTCCTCAAATTGTATGATTGGGAATCATTTGCCGCATCAAGATATTCAAGAATCATTTCTTCGTAATTTCTAAAGTGCTCACCAGTGTATAAAATTTCACGAATAAAAGATTCGGATGATTTTTCAAATGCTCTTTTGAAATACATACCGCTTCCAATATACCCATCGTCAATTGTTCCTCTATGTGAACCAATGTAGTACATTCCGTTTTTTAAATTATACCATTTGTAAACAAATCCCGACATTACGAATAAATATTTTTCCCCGCGTTGTAGTTACGCTGAACCTCCTCCGCCGTCAACGCGCGGTTATAGATGCGCGGTTGGGCGATTGGGTTAACGCTTAAATTAGCACCGCCAATATATCCGCCAATTAAAACGGGTTCATTACTATTGTAAATAGTAAAAGTTTCCGCCGTTGTAGCATCTGCCGAACCATTAATATAGATTTTGATATTTGCCCCGTCGTAAGTTGAAACAATATGATGCCAATTACCTTGTGTTAAAGATGTGGATGAATTTAAACTCGCTTGACTGCTTCCGTTACCAATTAAGAAACGAACTACCGCGTTATTCATAAACATTTGGAAAGAACGATTTGGTTGCGTTGAACCCCATTTACTTAACATTCTGCCTTGTGTTGCGGCATCTTCAATGTAAATCCAATTTTCAACACTTAAGCCAGTCGTAACATCCAAACTCGCATTATCGTGAACCTCTGCCCAGCTATTGCCGTCAAGATTTAGCGCGCCTTGTTTCCGCACGTTTTTAAATAGATTGCCCAGTAAGTCGCGGCCGCTTGTGAGTCCTTGAGGTATTAGTACCGCGTTTGTTCCGTCTAAAGTGTGTTTGTTCCAATCAATCACGGACGTTTGAGCGACGGGCGCACCGATTCCGTTTGTCCAAGTGGCACCCGATATTGTGCCAAGTCCGCTAACCTCTTGAACTGATACATTGTCTATTGAACCGACAAAAGAAGAATCTGCACCAAATTTTAATTGGTCATTACCCGTTGGGGTTAAACAATAAACATAAGAACCCGACGAGTTTAAATAAGATTGATTGTTTAATCCCGCTCTTAATCTAACTGAACCCGCCGTAACTTCTAAATTGAATGAGATTTTAAATGTTTTAGATGAAAAACCACTTGGGAAAACACTAAGTTGTATTAGTTCAGTAGCACTCCCCGCAACTTTACTTGCCTTGCCATTTGCTATACTCCAGCCCGTGCCTTTAATCCAATCGCTATCCGTTGCAAAATCGCCATTCGTTACTAACTCCGAACCAAGGGCATCGGGTGCGCCGTTGTACGCCGTCGTTCCCGCGCCTTCTTGCATTGGTAACCATAACTTTAAAGCGGTGTTATCCACTCCCGTAGGTACGACCTTCTCGGGGTTGTTGTATAGGTCGGCCACTTGTGCGGCGGTTAGGGCGGTGTTGAAGATTTTGAAGTTGGCTAATAACCCATCCCAAAAATCAGAGGTTGAGCCGCCGTCATATTCTTGACCTAAAGAAAATTGTGTTGCGTCGTCCCAATTAGGGCCGCTTGTTCTTGATGTCAATTCAACGCCGTCAACCAATAAAGTGACTAAAGAACCATTTGCGCCTTGCGCCCTTGATAAAGCGACAAAATGCCAGTGGCCATCTTTAAAATCAAAGTCGCTTATTTGAACGTCTGTAGTATAACTATCAGCGTAAAAAAGGCCGTCCTTATTCGTTTCTGTGCCAACACGTATTCGGTTTGAACCACTTGAGTGGTGTGCAGAAAACCACGTTGACCTTGTGTTTGAATCGGTTTTAAAATACCCACACGCCGTCCAAGCGTCATTGGTTGATAACGTCCCAGCGAATCCGTCAAAGGTTACATAATCATTCACCCCATCAAAATCCAAGGCCTTCCCGCTGAATAGTTTTGCACGATTAAAAGCCAAAGGGCTTTGGTCATTGCCGCGCGGGTTTAGTGGTTTATTCACTAAAGTTGTTTGTACTGCCATAATAAAAAAATGTTTTTTAGTTAGCCGTACCGGTGTTTCCGTTACCGCTTGAATCCGGCACGCTTGTACCGCTTATATCGTCTAAACTATACCACGCTTGTAGTCCGTTCTTCTCACTTGCTTCTAAAGAGTCGTAAGATTTAAACATCACGGAATTAATCTCATCGCTTGAAAGTGCGCGGTTCCATATTGCGACGTTTGCGAGGTTGCCGGGCCACCAGTCCCCAATCGCGTCATTAAAGTAAGCCGCCCCCACCAACATATCGCCCGTTGGTGTTGTAAGCGTTCCGGTAAATGCAGTTGTGTCTTCAAGACTTCCGTCCACGTATAGCTTGACGTTTGAGCCGTTAAATGTGCCTAATAAGTGATACCATTTATTTGCTACAACGGCCGCCGATTGCTCTGCGCTTACCGCGACATCTGAGGTATTGACTATCGAAAATGTCCATTTTCCATTTCCGTTTTGGAAATAAAAAGAACCACGGCTTATTGATTCGCTCGCGTCGATACCCGCTATCGATTTATATCCCGTAGCTTGTGTGGAATATACCCAAGCGGAAATACTAAATGTGCCTATTGGAAAATCGCTTCCGTTTATTGGAGTAGTAATATAATCACTCGTCCCGTTGAATTCGGCCGAGCCTTGGGCGGGGTGTGAAATGCCAGCGGTCGTGAACTTGTTAAACATAACGAGTCCATTTTTGATAATTGCCGAACCCGCGCTGAACAACCCTCTCCGTAGGAGGTAGTAGAATTGAGATTGTTTCATTCATCTTCGTCTTTATATGTTTTGTAAAGTTAACTATCAACGCGTGATCAGATCACTTCTCTTTCTTCTGAATCACGAACCAATTGTCGTTATGTCCCAACAATGTGATTCCGTCATAGCTTCTATCCATTGAATACGATGTTTCAGCATCAATGCGTTCACCCGATTGTGGTTGCAACGTGATCGTTTTATTTGACAATACTGAATCATCAGTTTTGAATCGTAGAATGACACCACTTTCCGCCGCGGGCAAATTGATAGTGTACGCTCCGTTTCCCCCTTCGTAGGAAATAAAATTGAAATGGTCGCGCAACGATAACGTTTCCGAACCACCGGGGTTGGCCGTTATTTCATTGATCGTGACATTCACGCGATCTGTTGAAGTGAACTCGCCGACTGATGTTGTTGAGAGCGTTGAACTGCCCACAACTTCCAGCGCACCACCAATATCCATTCGGCCGCTGAAATCGCCATTGCCACCAACATCCAAATCGGTGCCGACGTTAGCCGTGGTTGTCACATCCAAAATGTTGGTGTCAAGATTCACGGCATCGATTCCGTCAAAAGAAACATTTCCAGTTGAGCCGTTGACATTTCCGAAATTCACGTTGTCCGTTGGAATCACCACCTCATCAAACGTTGGTGTGATAACGGCACGACCAATGACGAACCATTCACCATCCCATTCATCGCGGTTGGCAGAATAAGTCCCACCCAATTGAATCCAATTGTTTCCATCAAACGTCAAACGCTGACGGAAATCATGCGAACTAAACATTGAACCCATATATTTTTGAACGGGTTCGTCCATCAACTTCAACAATTCTTGACAAATTAATTTTTGGATTTCAACGTAAGAACCCGAATTCGCCTCGCGCCAATTTGAATAGGGAACTTTAAACAACAATCCACCAACATCATATTGATTGACCAATGAACCGCGTTCGCCTTGACCGGTAAAAATACTTGTGTCGGGTAGTTCGTAAGAAAGCAAACCATTGATATCGGCGTTTGGTGATACGGCGCGAATTCTTGTCGTTTGATTTTGTATTGAACCGAATGATGTGTCAACGGATTGCAACGTCATCTTGTACGATGACGAGTTGCCGATGTTCAAACCGCGAACGGAACCATTGGTGTTGACGAATCCGACAAAATCCCAATTGATAGTCATGTCGCCATCCGCTGGAATTTTAGGTGTGACGATTGTCGTTGGTCCACCTATTTGTGTGACATCCGGCGTATTTCCAAGCGGCACTTGTATGCTAAATTCTTGGAATGTTCCAACGAGTATTTCGTACCCCGAACCCGATTGTGTTGTAGTCCATACCGGTGTCGATGGTGTCGTTCCCGAATAGGTTCTTTTCAAATAGTATGTGACATTGTTGTTGAAATCAAACAATTCAACATTCAATTTCAACTTTGCAAAGATGTTGTTTTGGTTGACGTTGACATTCAAAAACAATTTGATTTGGTGATTGAACACCAACGTCAATTGATTCTGCAATGCGGATGAAACCAATCCAATCGCTAAATCCGGGTCAACTCCGTTTTTCCACGTGACCCCCTTCATTGCTTTTGGTTCTTGATTCAGCGAGATGGCCACATCGTTCACCGCTGGCAAAAAGTTGAAAATGTTTCCAGCCAATCGCGCCTTGTTTGACGTTTGGTCAATGGTCTTGTTGTAGAAAACACCACTTTCAAAATCAATCTTTGTTTTGTCTTTTTTGTAGCGGTGTTCCGTGAATGAAGATTCAGCGCGTTGAAACAATTGTTCCAATCGATATTGGCCATTCGAATAGTAAAAACGCAACCCGAAAATCGTACACATTTGCGACAAGATTTCAAACCAATTTTTGTTGGTATAAACTCCGTTTTCATCAATCGTGTCGAATGCGTGGAAATCTGCAAACAACTCATCCAATGGATTGTTGTTCGCGTTGTAGGTCATTTCTTGCGCCCACCAATCGCACACAACGGCCAACACTGGGTGTTCGCTTCCGTACATTCCCAACACGCCAACTTGGTCCAATGCATTGATGAACTGGTTGGTGAACTGACGGAAAAATGACGTGCCACATAATGTGTCCGCCAACTTTGAAATGCCGTCGGTCGCTTGAATGTTTAGAACGTAAGGTTGCGACGTATCTTCAATTTCAATAATATCTTGCACGATATATCCGCCCCAGTAAAAGTCAAGATACACTTCTTCTTCTTCAAAAGTTGTGAACGACATGACGAGTCCGTCGCTTGATACTTTCGTTGTGTTGTACCACTGATCAGCGTTCTGTCCATCGAACTCACCTTTGTAGATCTTGATGTAGTATCTATCTTGTTGATACTGCTTCAGATTGTTGAGAAAAGAAGTTGTCGCTGAATTCTCGACGTACATTCCGAACGAGACTGATGAACCGATGACTGGCGAGTAGATGTTGTCTGTTTGCCCAGAATAGTTCAGTTGAAAGCCTTGTGAAGTGACATTGAACTGATCTGGATCATTCCCAGTGTATTCATCATCATAGATCTCAATCAAGTAGAATTGTCCGTGAATTGATCTAAACTCTGAAAATAGTTTGACGTTCGCCATATTTTAGAAACCTCTTTGTCTTGTTCTGTTGCGTGATGCTCTCTCTTGAGAAAGTAGTATGTCTGATCCAGAGATGCGACCAACGACTTCAATGCGTTGAGAGCCACCTCCGAATTCATTTAATCTATCAAGCGGAATGACTGCTTCTGATTGTCCGCCTTCACCGATCATTGCAAGAGTCGGCGATGTAACGACACCACCTTCAGCCAACATCGGAATGTTCGGCATAAAACCCGCGACGCTTTGCATTGTTCCGAAAATGTCTTTCATGCTTCCAAGACCTCCGATGCCTCCGATTGCGAGTCTAACTGCAACGGCTAAAGCTAAAGCGGCGATGGCCGCTCCTATGAATTGAGCCGCAAGTTTCTTGAGTCCTTGCAACATTGATTGCAGAAAATTCCCGAATCGTGTTTCGCCTTCTTCTAATTTATCGAACGCACGTTCAACTGATGACGCGAAAACATCACCGATCGCTCGGCCCGCTTGAATAGTCAATGCAGTGAAATTCACCATTTGATGACGAACGTTCTCCATCATCGGCATGAAATTCGCCTTGAATTCGTTTGAAATGCCTTTGACCGGTAAATCCAACAACTCTTGCTTCAACACTTCAGTTTCGTCACCAAGGCCGCCCGTTTCATCACTGGCATTCGCCATCGCTTCCGCAAGACCATCAACGCTTTCACTCACTACAACAACTGCGGCATTCGCATCGTCAAGTTTCTTCTTGTTGACTGACAGCATTTGATTGTTGAAATCAAGTTCTTGAACGAGCGACGCTTGTTCTGGTGTCAACGATTGAAGTGCTTGTTTGTAGTTATTGATGTCTTGAGTTGAGAGAACACGACCGAACGATGCTTGTGATTTTTGCGCTAAATCATCGCCCGCTTTGAGCGTTTCGTTATATAGCTTTTGTGCATCGACTGCATCTTTTGTCGCTTGAGACATTTCGTCTTGAGCCGCAATCATGGCTATCTTTTTAGCCATCTGCTTGTTCATCTCTTTTTGAGCGTCAGCGATGTCTTGAGTGCTGTCTTTCTCATCAACAAGATTTGGCAATAAATCACCATACTCTGTGTTCAGCTTACGAATCAATCGAGTGCGTTGCTCGTTTGATATGTTCTGACTCTTGATCGTATTGATCAGATTGTTTGCTTGTGTTTGACGAACTTGATTGTCAGCGATCTCTTTCTTCGCTTCATCAGACATCTTTCTTTCGATGTCAACTGCTTCTTTTTTGCGTCTGTTGACTAAGTAGAGAACACCAGCCAATGCAGTGAGCGCAGTGATGACGACACCGATAGGGTTTGCTTTCAAAGCTAAATTGTACGCTTTCTGCAAAGCAGTTGCAATCTTCGTGATCGTGTTTGACTTGATCATTGCAAGTCGTAGAAATCTGAAGTTTCGCAACAATCCACCCGTCAAGAAGACAAGAGGACCAGCTGAAGCGACAAGAGCGGCGATCGCAACAATGTTTCTCTTCACTGCTGGCGACATTTGATTCAGCTTTCCAGCGAGTTTTGCGAATCCTTCAATCAAAGGAACAACGGCTTCTGCAACAACTTCACCAACAGAGATTCCGAGACCTTCCATTGCTGACTCGAGACGCTTTGAAGCACCGAGAGCGTTGTCGCCCATTTCGTCTGCCATTGATTTTGCAGAGCCTTTTGCGTTCTCAAACTCTTTCGTCAACGGCTTGATCTGATCAACGCCTTCAGCAAGAATCAAGAGTGCTGATTGTGCTGAACGACCGACTTCATCTTTTGCATCAGCGAGACCGATGCCTTTTTCAGCGAGATCTTTCAGTGCTTCAGATGTTGGCTTTCCAGAGGCACCAATCTCTGAGATGATTCTTCGCAGTGAAGTACCAGCTTGAGAGCCTTTGATACCAGCATTTGCAAGAACAGCCATCATCGCTGATGTTTCTTCAATGCTCATTCCAGCACTTTTTGCAACTGGAGCGACAAACTTCATTGAGTTTGCGAATGTCTCCATGTCGAGTGCAGATGTCGAGAACGATTTCGCCATGACATCTGTGACGCGACCAGTTTCTGATGCGTCAAGACCGAATGCTCTGAGTGTAGAACCAGCGACTTCTGCCGCTCTTGCGAGATCAGAACCAGATGCTTGAGCGAGGGCGAGAGTTCCTTCAGTGACTTTTGTGATCTCTGTTGCACTGAAGCCGAGTTTTGCGAACTCTGTTTGAAGAGACGCTACTTCTCGAGCAGTGAACATTGTTGAAGAGCCTAATGCTTTCGCATTGTCTGAAAGCATTTTGAACTCTTCTGCTGTTGCACCAGAGATCGCTTTGACTTTTGACATCTCTGCTTCAAAGCCTTTGAATACGTTGAAAGAGACTGCACCTAAAGCAACGAGAGGCGCAGTCAACTTCATTGACATGTTCTTGCCAGTTTGTTGCATCTTGCGCCCAAGCTGATCCATTGATCGCTCTGCTTTGTTGAGACCTTTCTTGAATGGCGAAATGTTCGCAGTTAGTCGAAAGTTAAGACTCGAGAGATTGGCCATGTTTTAATTTTGCGCGTTCGTTTCTTTCATTTATCACAGCGATGATCTCTCCTTTCGTCCAGATCGTTTGCTTCTTCTTTTGTGCTTCCCAAGGAAAAACAATCAAGTCTCTTGCTTTGATCGTTTTCTTTGTATGAACGTTCAAGAGAATTGTTGTTTGCCAACGCGTTCTTTCCCATTCATTTTGTTGATTTCTGTTCTCTCGCTCGTTGAATCCAGTGACTAAATTTGTCCACTCTCTCGGTGTCAAGTCGTAGAATTCAACTGGTTTGAGACCAATTTGACCGAACGCGAATGACTCGAGATCGTCCCAAGTCGTTTCTTTTTTGCTTTCTTCGCGTCGGCCTACTTCTTTTTTTCGCTCTTTGCACTGAACTGATCTTCAAACACTGCGAAGACTTTTTCAATCAACGCTTCATCATCATCAATCCAGTCAGCGATGTCAGACACATCGTATCTGAAGTTCACTTTTTCTTTTCTCGCTCCGTCTTTGAATCCGCAATACATCAATGTGATCGCTTGATCAAGAGTCATGTCGCCACCAAGATCTTCAAGTTGAGCGAGTGTTGTTCCAGTCATTCTGCTGAATTCGCGAAGCGCGTTGAATCCAAATCTGACTGGATGTTTTCTTTCGTTTGTTTCTATTATCTGAGTCATTTGTTGATGTTGTTAAAAAGAGAGCATCTCTCGATGCTCTCTCTGTTGTGTAGTATTAAGCGACAGACGCTTGAGTCAGTGTGCCAGTTCCAGTGAATCCGAACGAATACGTGACATTCTCTTCAACGCCAGCTTCTTGTTCATAGCTTACGAGATAAGCGTCACCAGTGTAGTCGATTTCATCGGTTGTTGCAGAACCGAATTTCACTTTCACAAGTGTACGATTTGACAACAATGTGAACAGATCGTCTGGTGTGTCGTAGTCTCCAGTGATTGAGTATGTGACAAGTCCGTCACCGCTCAATGACCAAGATTTTAGACCTTCAAGATTTTCTTGCCATCCAGCACTATCTTTTGTGGTTGTGTCGCGAGTCTCCATTGAGACACTAAGTGATGCCGATGTTGCACGGCCGATGATGTCGTATGTTGTTCCACCATCTTCGCTGATTTGAATCACAACGTCAGTTGAGTTCATGATGCTTGTTGCAGCCATTTTCTTTTGTTTTTATTTTATTATTCAATTACTAATCGAGTGAAACACGAAATATCAAATCTACTTGAGAAGAGAAAGTTCTTTCGTCATCACTGAACAAATCGCGCTCACCGTCGAATGAGCAAGATTGTACTTTCACGCTTTCAATCGTTTCATTCATGCGAACAAACGCGTTTCTAATATACGAAACAGCGTTCTGTGTGTCAGCATAAGATGTCGAAACAATTGTGACTCTGACATTCATTTCATCGAGATGTGAGTCGCTGTCTTTTGAACGCTGTGCGTCGTTGACTACGATCTCATAGATCGCGAAAGGATGTTGTGCTGTTTGTGCGCCAACGAGTGGATAGACACGACCAGAGAACAAAGTGTTCAGATCAGAATCATTGTCAAACTTGTATTTGATGACTTTACCAATCATTGTTGTGACGCTTTTACTTGTTTGTCAAGAAACGCTTTCATCAGAGACTTGAATGTTGTTCTGACGAGAGAGAGTCCTCCTTTTTTTGCTTTCTCAGCGAAACCAAAGTTCGCACCTTTTACATATTGGCCGTACTTATTAATGAAGCCGTATTCAACGAAGTGAGCAAACCAGCCACCTTTCTCTGGATCAGAGTATCTGCCTTTCACTCTTGCACCTACTGAGAGC